GCGCCTTCGGGCAAATCGGTTCCTAAGCTTATACTATAGGAGGTATATTTTATGGCTTATAAATTTCAATTAGGGGCGGCTAGACTTAGCGGCTCTCTAGTACAAGAAGGTACTCTTGAGGCAGAAACCAGTTTTACGATTGGTAACGCTGTTCTCACTGAGGCCGAACTTGAAAAACTTGATGGTATTACTGATGGTACTGCTGCTGGCAACAAAGCAGTTGTTTTGGACGTCAACAAAAGAATTTCTGGAATTGATCGCCTTACAGGAGTTGGACGCCTTGACGCTACTGAAAGAGTGCAAGTTTCAGGCTCTTCTGGTGGAATAGTACAATTAGATATTGATAGTAATGATGGTAGACTTCGTATTGCTAATAGCGACAATGAATATGTTATTAAGGCTGATATTGATCCCAGCAAGCATGGTCGTATTAGATTATATCAAGACGGCGGGAGTGTTGTCCACTTAGACGCGTCTGCTGACTCTCTCTCTTCTTCGGCAGGGCTAGAAATTGTTGGAAATGCTTTGTTTGGAGGTACACTTGGAGTCTCCGGCGCTGTTACAATAAAAGGAAACGTTCTGATGAACGAAAATGTTACACTCGGCGCAGGAACCGACGACAGAATCAAGATCCCTGGTCTTCTTAGTTCTAGTATCGCTCTTAGCCACGATAACGCATTCGACCTTGGAACAAGCGCTAAGCAGTTTAAGGATCTCTACGTTAACGGTGTTGGTCATATTGACGCCATTCGTGTTGCCGATGGCGGCACCATTGGTTGTGATAGTGACACTGACTTATTGACACTTGCAGACGGTGTTGCTACAGTTGCTGGTGAGATTTCCGTAACCACACTTGATATTGGCGGAACAAACGTTACAGCAACTGCTGCTGAGCTTAACTTTCTTGACGGCCTTGGGGATGCCGCTTACGATCCAAGTGCCGACTCTGTTGTTTTCTTCGATGTCACAGATAACAAGTTAAAGCATGAAGCTGCTAACGATTTTGTTGATGCTATCAACGGCACTGGTTTGGAAGCAGATTCTGGACTTCTTCGTCTCTCCGCTCAGGGAACTGGTATCGCTGGTGGTGCTGGATCTACTCTTAGTGTTGCTGCTGCTCAGACCACTATTGAGTCTATTTACAACAATTCTCTTAAGTTAGGTCGTAGTGCTACTGATGATAACATTGACTTTGGAACTGATGACTCTATTATCTTCAATATCGACAATGGCGAAAAATTCAGAATTGCCTCTGGCAGTATTACAGCCGCAGTCAACAGTACTTTTGAAGGTAATGTGACAGTGGAGGGTAACTTAACTGTTACTGGTGCTTCTATCGAAGTTCAGCAGGGCTTCGTTGTTACGTCTTCTGTACAGTTTGAGGGTGCCACACCAGACGGTAATGAGATTTCTCTTACTTCTGCTGACCCCAGTACTGACAGAACAATCACATTGCCTGACCTCACTGGTCACGTTCCGCTTATTGCTGGTGCTATTGGCAACGCTAACGTAACTGCGGCAGAATTCCTTCTTCTTGATGGTGGTTCTACCGTTGGAACAACTGCTCTTGCTTCTGGTGATGGTTTCCTTCACAATGATAACGGAACCATGAGGCAAACTTCAATTGATAAGATTGCTGATTTCTTTGCTGGTGACGGACTTGCTGCATCTTCTGGTGTTCTCGCTGTTTCAGTTGATGACTCTTCAATCGAAACCGATTCTGATACTTTGCGTGTTAAAGGTCTTGGTATCACCAATGCCATGTTGGCTGGTTCAATTGCTGATTCGAAACTCAGCACGATTAGCACAGCAAATAAGGTGTCTATCGCTGCTCTCGACATCGACGGTGCAGACGATATCAATGCTGCCCTTGCTGGTACTGACTTGATCATTGTTGACGACGGGGCTAATGGAGCCAACCGCAAAGCTGCTGTCTCTCGTATCGCATCTTACGTTGGAACAAATCTTGCTGTTAATGTTGAATTGAAAGATGATACCAACACTCTTGCTGTTGGTGTTAACTACTTCGGTACCCATAGCGGTAATGAGTCTGTAACTCTTCCTGCTTCACCATCTGTTGGACAGTCTGTTAAGGTTAAGGCCGGAGCCGATTGTAGTAGTACTAGCAAGTTGACAATCAACAGGGCGGGTTCTCAAACAATTGACGGTGAACTCGCAATTGTTCTTGAATCTCCTTTTGCTGCTGTTGAACTTATTTATGTTGATGATACAAGTAAGTTGTGGAGAGTCTTCTAATCTAAGATTACAAGATATACTCTTGTGGGGTTGGCCTTCGGGCCAGCCCCTTTTTTTATTTAATTCTATTTATTCTCGGAGATAAAACAATGTCCTATGGTTACTCAAAAGGCCCGTTAATAATGGGCGACATATCTGGATCTGATGATGCCAACAGAAACACGGGAATTGACTTTGAAGAAGATTACATTGCCCTCAAGACAAATGGCAATACACGGTTCCGAATCTCTGGTTCTTCTGGTGAGATAAGATTCAACGAAGCATTCACTTTTCCGACCTCCGATGGTTCGGCAAACCAAGTTTTAAAGACCGATGGTTCCGGCCAACTAAGTTGGACTAATCAATCTGGTGGAGGAGGAGGTGGAGGAGGTGGAAGCACAAACTCATTCCAAACAATCTCAGTCAGCGGTCAGTCAGATGTCGTCGCGGATTCATCGACGGACACCCTAACATTAGTTAAAGGAAACAATATAAATATAACCACTAATGCTGGTTCAGATGAACTGACAATCTCAGCCTATGACGTTGGAAAGATACTTCAGACCGTTCATGTTCCGTTTACTGGTCTTATGTCCTCCAATTCACAAAGTTTTGTAAACATTACCGATGGATCCACAACACTACAGGCTAGCATCACACCGTCAGCCAACTCATCAAAAATATTGATACAGGTGGCGCTTAATGCTCAGGTTCAGAAAGATAGTTCAATGGTATTTCATTTATGGAATGGATCTTCAACTGTTGGTGGAGGTGTGGCTCCGGGAGGTGCCTCCGGAAGACAGGCCGGAATACTATTCCAACACTGGAATTACGATTTTAATCCACAAATGTATTCTCCACTATCTTTTTCGACAGTGGTCGAAGACTCCCCAAATACAACTTCCCAAGTAACTTATACTGTCCGAGGGGCATCTGGAACGGGGGCGGGAACCTTTTACATAAATCAAAACATTTACTCGCCACTTGATAGATTAGAGCATTCATACGTTGTGAGTTCAATTACACTTTACGAGATAGGAGCATAAAATGGGTTTTAAAGAAGAAGCGTTATTGATATTGGCTCCCGGTAAAGAGTGGTCAATACAGGGCACCACATTGGTTTGGCATTCCGAGGGGCCATACCCCACAGACCAAGAGATTGATGCAAAAGCATCAGAATTGCAATCGTCAGAGTCTCTCAGGTTGCTTCGTTTTGAGCGCAATGAGAAGTTAACAGAATCTGATTGGGTTGTTGTAAGAGCAACGGAAACCAACACAGAGATACCTCAAAGTTGGAAAACATACCGACAAGCATTGAGAGATATAACACAAACCTACCAGTCATTAGATAATGTTGTCTGGCCTTCTGAGCCTTCGTAAAACATAATACAGAGCAGTCTTCGTAAACAGTAGCAAGGGACGCCCATACCCCGTATGGCTAAAATAGTCGTTTTCTTGTCAAGATCACTATTTATTCTTGATAACTATTTTTACAGGAGATCCATTGTGTCATCGATGTTAGAACAAGCCATTATTGACGCTGCTGCCCTTCGCGAAGCGGCTCTTAAGAATGCCGAGCAGGCCATCATTGAAAAGTATGCCCCGCAGATTAAGGAAGCAGTTGAGAGCCTTCTTGAGGGAGACGAACCAGAAGCTCAAACCCTTACTGAAGAAGAAAGCCCAATTGAAGCGCCTTTGGCTGCTAACCCTATGGCAACCGACCAGCAAGTCGAACTCTCTGTAAACGTTGAAGAGCCCTCATACGAGTTTAATCTTGAAGATCTTAAAAGAGCAGTTGCTGAAGATCCAACATCTGAAGGCGATGCTCCCGAGCCCACTAGTGGCCTAATGGCAGATCTTGGCCTTGGCGAAGAAACACCAGCAACTCCAGAAGAGCCCAAGGACGCAATGCCCTTGGAAGAATCAGTTGAAGATGATAGTGAAGAGGCAATCCTTGAGGAACTCCTCGGCCTTTTAGAAGAGGTTGAGTCCGAGACCCAAGAGGAAGAAGAAGTAATTGAAGAAGAATTAGTTGTTGACACATCCGAACAAAAGCACGGCTGGATTACCACAGACGAGATAACTCGTACTTATGATGCAGAACTCGCAGCCGCTCGTCTTGAGTCAACAAAGATTAAAGAGGAAAACGAGGAACTTGCCGAGAAGGTTAAGGAACTTGAAGAATCGATCAAAAAGTTTAATGCTGGCAACGAGAAACTAAATTCCGTTGTCAAACAGCTTAAAGAGAAGCTTGAAGAAAGCTCTCTATCCAACGCGAGACTAATATATAGTAATCGCATTTTAAGCGATGCCTCCTTGAATGAGCGACAAAAATCAAAAATTGTCGAAGCCATCGCACAAGCAAATACTCCTGAAGAAGCAAAGGTTCTCTGCGAGACTCTTAAAGCAACAGTGGGGTCAGCCAATAAAAAAGGCCCAAAATCACTGAGCGAGTCAGTACAGAGAAGATCAAGCTATTCGGGGATTATGCCAAGACGTAATAACAATGCACCAAAAGAGGATAACCTCTCTGTGAGGATGAAAAGACTTGCGGGCATTGATTAATACTATTTAAAGGAGGTAAAATATTATGTCTATCATAGAGCGCCTCTCAGAAGGTATGGTGCAGCGTGACATGAAACTTGAGGGCCAAGCCCTCTTGGAGAAATGGTCCCGCACTGGACTTCTTGAAGGCCTTACAGAAGACGGAGCAAGGCACAACATGGCACGCCTTTTGGAAAATCAAGCAATGGAACTATTGCGTGAATCTTCCTCAATGGCGGCGGGTGATGTTGAAGGTTTTGCTGCTGTCGCTTTTCCCATTGTTCGTCGTGTATTCGCCGGACTCATTGCTAACGATCTTGTTAGCGTTCAGCCCATGAGCCTGCCCAGTGGACTCATCTTCTTCCTTGATTTCTCTTTCGGAGACCAAGAGAACGGTTTGGCTGTATCTGGTGACCGACTTGGTAATACCCAAGGCGGAACAGCATCCATTTACGGCACGGATAAGCTTGGCTCTCAAGTTTCTGAAGGTGTCAATATTGTTGGTTCCAGCAAAGAAGACCAATCAGGTCCTCGCGGGATGACAGGCTATGCTTATTCTTCCCCAAGTGGAAGCAATGATAGTGTTATCACCGGAGATGCAAACGGAGCCCAAGTTAAAGCAGCATTTGTTTTGGATGGGGCTGTCACAGAGGCCAATGCTAAATTGATTCAGTTTGATCCTGATCTTCTGAGTGTAACCGATAGCAGTCTTGGTGTTTTGGTTCTTGATATCGAGGAGGCAGATCATGTTGCATCCGAAGAAGGTGATGTTGATTTGGACAACCTTTCTGCATTTACAATCGGCGTTGCTGCTGTTAAGGGTTTTGCTGACGCTCTTGGTGGGTCTGGGAGCCCAACTCAAATTCGTCGCTTGACTACATTGGCTTCTGCCGCAGAAGCAGCTACAACCTTGAAAGCAGTGCGTTATGTGTTTGTTCATGCTGGTGCCGATGTCACAGCAGGAAGCACAGCCGACAGCGGTAACCTCGCTGTGAACACCGTTACCTTTCCTCTTAAGGATCAATACGATGCTGTTAGCGACTCTCTTGGGGCGATTGTGGGAGACTTGTTTGCTCTTGAAGGAAACGGGGCAATTCCAGAAATTGACATCAAGGTTGACTCTATCGCCATCACTGCTCAGACCAAAAAGCTTAAAGCAAAGTGGACTCCTGAGCTTGGTCAAGATTTAAATGCTTATCATAATCTTGATGCCGAAGTTGAGCTTACTTCGATCCTCTCCGAGCAAATTGCTCTTGAGATTGACCGCGAGATCCTCGCTGATCTTGTTAACGGCGCAACTGCTGGCACTTTTTACTGGTCGCGCTCTCCAGGGCTGTTTGTTGACAGAACAAGCGGTGCTGAACTCGGCGCTACCGCTGCTGCTCCTGATTTCACAGGAACAGTGAGTGAATGGTATGAGACCCTCATTGAGACCATCAATGATGTCTCCGCTCAGATTCACCGCAAAACACTTCGTGGTGGGGCAAATTTCATTATTTGTAACCCTGAAGTGGCGAACATCCTTGAGTTTACTTCTGGATTTCGCGCTAACGTAACAGCCGATGCTGATAGAGGCGACATTGGAGCGGTCAAGACTGGCTCTCTTAGTCGCAAATTTGACGTAATGGTTGACCCATACTTCCCTCGTAACGTTGTTCTCGTCGGTCGTCGTGGCTCCTCTTTCCTTGAAAGTGGTTATGTATACGCACCCTATGTGCCTCTCCAAGTGACCCCAACTATCTTTGGTGTTGAAGATTTCGTGCCCCGTAAAGGTGTCATGACTCGTTACGCTAAAAAGATGGTTCGTCCTGATATGTATGGTCTTGTTATCGTGCGTGGACTTCTTGGCGAGAGTGGTGCAAGCTGATACTGACGTAATGATGCCCTAGCCCTTCGGGGCAGGGCAACTATAATACTATTTACAAAGGAGGTAAAATATTATGTCTATTATCGAACGCCTTACAGAAGGCATCGTGGATCGCGACTTAAAGAAAGAAGGACAAGCAATTCTTGATAAGTGGTCCCGAACAGGTCTTCTTGAGGGGCTTGGCGATGACCAAGCCAAACACAATATGGCTAGGCTTTTAGAAAACCAAGCCAAGGAGCTTCTTCGTGAGTCTTCTTCCATGGCCGCAGGCGATGTTGAAGGATTCGCGGCGGTGGCATTCCCAATTGTCCGACGAGTATTCGCTGGGCTTATCGCGAATGATCTTGTAAGTGTTCAGCCAATGAGTTTACCCTCTGGTTTGATCTTCTTCCTTGATTTCCGCTATAGCGATGATTTAAACAATGCTTCCAAGACGGACAAAGTTCGTATGGGGAATGTTGCTGATGCTTCGATCTATGGTACTGACAAGGTCGGTTCTGGGATCTCCGAAGGTGTCAACATCCGAGGAACTAGCGGCGAAGACCTTTCAGGCCCTCGCGGCCTAGTTGGCTACGGTTATTCTTCCCCCACGGGAAGTACGACTGTCGAAGTCAATGTAACTCTGGCCAAAGCAAAAGCAATGTTTGTTGCTTCTGGTTCAATTAGTGAAACCAACGCCAAGTACATTAAATATGACCCAGATATCATGTCTGCTACTGATGGAGATTTGATTATCGTTCTCGATATTGCTGAGTCTTGTTTGACGGGTTCTGGCGGAACATCTGCTGATTTCGATAACCTTGCTGCCTTTACTCCCGCTGGAAATACTTTGGCTCTTATCGGCGCGGAAATCGAGGATGCGTTTGCTGAAGTTACAAACGGAGTAACAACTGCGAGACAAGCCCGTCGCTTAACTCATCTTGTTTCTTCTGATGAAGCAGCAACGGCTGAGAAAGCAGTACGCTTTGTCTTTATTGCTCCTGCGCCTGATGCATACGACGGCGCGGCACTCTCGGCGGGTACACTCGATGCAGCAATTGTGATGGAATTTCCAATTAGAGATACTCTCACAACCAGCACTGCTCTTGGATCAGTTAAAGGTACAGTAGAGTGGGGCCTTGAAGGATCAGAAAACATCCCAGAGATTGACATCAAGGTCGATAGCATTGCTATCACAGCGCAAACCAAGAAACTGAAAGCAAAGTGGACTCCCGAACTTGGGCAAGACCTCAATGCTTATCACAACTTGGACGCTGAAGTGGAACTCACAAGTATTCTCTCCGAACAAATTGCTCTTGAGATTGATCGTGAGATCCTTGCAGACCTTGTTAATGGTGCAACTGCCGGAACATATTACTGGTCTCGTTCACCTGGTCTCTTTGTGGACAGAGTAACAGGCGCTGAGCTTGGTGCTACTGCTGCTGCCCCTGATTTCACAGGAACAGTAAGCGAGTGGTACGAGACCCTCATTGAAACAATCAATGATGTCTCTGCTCAGATCCATATCAAGACACTTCGTGGCGGCGCAAACTTCGTTGTTTGTTCTCCCGAAGTTGCCAACATCCTTGAATTCACTGCTGGCTTCCGTGCCAATGTGACTGCTGATGCAGATAAGGGTGAGATTGGTGCTGTTAAGACAGGATCTCTCGGACGGAAGTTCGATGTGATGGTTGACCCATATTTCCCGAGAAACGTTATTCTCGTTGGTCGTCGGGGCTCTTCCTTCCTTGAGAGCGGATATGTGTATGCACCTTACGTCCCACTTCAGGTGACTCCAACTATCTTCGGAACAGAGGACTTCGTGCCTCGTAAGGGTGTCATGACCCGTTATGCGAAGAAAATGGTTCGTCCTGATATGTATGGACTTGTTATCTGTCGCGGCCTTCTTGGAGAGTCTGGCGCAAGCTAAACTCACCTAACGGCTAAAATAAACCCCCTTCCATTTTGGTTGGGGGTTTTCTATTTTTATCAACTATTTACTCTTGATCGTCCGTTAAAGACGGAACAATTTATTGATTATAGGAGATATAATAAATGTCTAAATTAGGAAGATACTCTGCGGATAGAAAGAAAGTGGAATCACTAACAGCAAACAAAACAGTAACTGTTGCTGATTGTGGAACTTTGTTTATGCTAAACAATGCCTCGGGCCTCAGTGGTATCACATTACCTGCTGCTGCCAAGGCTGGTAATGGCTGGTGGGCTCATTTTATTGTGGCTACCGATGCGGGTAGTAGTGACTATGTTATTGATGCCGCTAATTCTGGTGAGATTATTGCTTTGGGATTCTTTAACAAAGTAAATACTGATGGCGGCACCGATGGCGATATTTCAGCAGGCACTGCGAAAATCACCTTTGATGGTTCTGCTGATATGAAATTAGGTGATAAAGTAGAACTTTATTGTGACGGTTCAAAATTTTATGCTTACGCTTTTAGTGCCGATCAAGCTTCTATCGTATTTGCATAACCCATAATCTCCGCATTATTAAGACTAAGCTCACTTCGGTGGGCTTTTTCTATTTGAGACTATTTATTAGACCAACATGGAGGCCACATGGCAAGAAAATCGCAGCGTTTGAGAAGAGCCAAAAGGTTGGCGAGCTTACAGGCAAAACAAGCCGCCCAAAACCAACAGCCCTCAGCGCAAACCCAACCAGATAACTCGGTAATGCAAGCCAAACTCAAAGAAGAGAAAGTTGACGTTGCCCCCGACACCAATTTCAACCCCAACATTGTTGAGGAGATGATCAAAGAAACAGAGCAGTTAGTGTCAAAAGTCATCACATTACAAGAGAAAAAAGAAGAAACAGAGCCCGAAGGTGTGACCATGGCCGTTCAAGGAGAACCTATTGAAAGGACTCCTAAAACAACAAAAAAACGCACAACTAGGGCAACAATGAAGAAGGCTACCACAACTCCCAAAAAGACAACCACCACAAGGAAGCCGAGAACAAGAAAAACAAAAACAACAAAAGCTTAATCTCTTTTAATGCCCCGCTAATACAGCGGGGTTTCTTGTGTTCAAAACTATTTACCATGATTGGAGGATCCATGCATGGCATTACCCACCCTTACACCAACATCTCAAACTAGCGCAATAATCTTACCTGAAAACGCAACAAGCGTTCTTGCCGATACGATAGCTGCCGCAAATACACAAGTTGCTGCGGCCTGTCCAATTGGGGCATACACAGGCTCTGTTGATTTTATTACAGGTGCTGTATCTCAAGTAGCCTACACATATAAGAAACTGGGTGGAGACATACTAGATATTGAATTGACATCTGGTAGTGTTTTCGCAAACTATGAAGAAGCCTGCTTGGAGTACTCTTACCTTGTTAATCTTCACCAGAGCAAAAATGCTTTGGGCTCTGCTCTCGGATCAACTACTGGCTCCTTTAATCATCAAGGAGATGCACTTACGGGTCCACAGAACGCTCAATTAAAATATCCAAGATTTGGGATTGATTACGCTCTTAGAGTTAGTGATTTGTTTTCTCATGAAGCAACAGTTGGAGGTACCGAGCCAATTTATTCTGCCTCATTTGACAGGGTTTCAAATCAACAAGATTATGATCTTCAAACTATAATTTCTTCATCGGCGGTGACTGATAGTTCTGTTCCTTATTATAATCTGGTTGGTGATAAAAGAGTTACAATTAGACAAGTATATTATGTAACACCTCGTCAAATGTGGAGGTTCTATGGGTATTATGGCGGACTAAATGTTGTTGGAGACTTTCATAACTATGGACAATACGCTGATGACTCATCTTTCAATGTGATTCCAGCATGGCAGAATAAGCTTCAAGCAATATCTTATGAAGACCACCTCTACACAAGAACATCTCATTATTCTTTTGAGGTCATTGATAATAAATTAAGATTATATCCCGTTCCCGATACCGTATCTCCCGAGAAGTTCTGGGTTCGCTTCTCAATTAAAACCGATCCATGGGAAGATGCCAGCAATGATAATGGAAATGATGGTGTCAACAATATGAACACACTTCCATTTGAGAATATACCATACGCTAACATAAACTCAATTGGAAAGCAATGGATTCGCAGATTTGCTCTCGCATTATCCAAAGAGACTCTTGGGCAGATACGAGGAAAATTCGGCGGGTCCGTTCCAATTCCCGGTGACAACATTACCCTTAATGCTTCCGATCTTCTCAGCCAGGCCAAGGATGAGCAAAGCATTTTGCGAGACGAACTTAAGACAATGCTTGATGAAATGACATATGAAAAGATCGTTGAGAAAGATGCAGGAATCGTTGAGAACACATCAAAGATCACAGCGCAGGTTCCTTTAAAGATATTCGTGGGGTAGTAAATGTCAAACAAGTGGAAAAAACCAGAAGCCCCTCCATCTCCAATGTTCTTTGGAGAGAAAGAAAGAAACTTAGTCAAACAGGTCAACGATGAGATAATCGAAAGAGTTGTTGGACAACAGGTTCTTTATTTTCCAATTGATATTGATCATACAAACTTTCATCCACTATATGGAGAGGCAATCGAAAAAACATTCCTTCCGCCTGTCAGAGTATTCGCTCTGGTTGAATATGGTGGGGTTGAGACAATGCATCTTGATAATGTTGCTCTTGACAAAAAAACTAGTTTAAAAGTACATTTTCACAAGAGAAGGTTAACCGAAGATCAAGACCTATTTGTTCGTGAAGGGGACTTTGTGAGATACGGCGAGATCTATTATGAGATTGTTAAGACAAATGAGCCAAAGCATCTTTTCGGGCAGCCCGAACATCGCTTTGAAGTGACCGCTGACTGTATAAGGGCGAGAGACGGAGTATTCAATGCCAGCTAAAACAAAAGAAATAACCTTTTTACCCTCGACCATTGAGACAATAGATACTGGTATTTATGAATGGCTGGATGGTGTGTTGTCTTTGCATACGACAACTAACGACGGCTTTAAGAAGGTGCCCGTGTTGTGGCTTGGCAGCGAGCGTGCGTTCCAGATCAAAAATGACTCAAGGATCCGAGACAAGGTTGGCAAACTAAAATTACCTTTAATTACAATTAATCGTGAGTCTTTGGCTAAAGACCCAAATTTCAAAGGCTCATTTCAGGCAAACATCTTTGAGAACGATGATTATAAAGGTGGGGGTGCCGCTACAATTGCGAGAACAATAAGGCAAGACAAAACAAGAAACTTTGCCAATGCTGATAGAAGACGCCAAGATGGCAATGGAAACGAGACAGGCCCAGGAAAAAATAACAAGGTGGTCTATAATACGATTACTATGCCAGTTCCAACATATGTTTCCGTTATGTATGCCATTACACTGAGAACAGAATACCAACAGCAAATGAACGATCTTGTGACTCCATTCGTTACATCAACAGGCCAGATTAATAACTTCTTGTTTGAGAAAGATGGACATCGTTTTGAAGCCTTCATTCAACAAGATTTTGCTGAAAACAAGAATGCAAACCTTGGAGAAGATGAAAGAATGTTTGAGACCAAGGTCCAAATAAAAGTTCTCGGCTACTTAGTGGGTGAAGGGGTCAACCGTGAAAAACCCAAGGTCACGATCCGAGAAAATGCTGTCGATATAAAGATCTCCAGAGAGCGAGTTATTGTTGGTGATACTCGTCCTTGGAGCCGAGATGACTTTGATTACAGAGAATAGGTGTTTCCTTTTATAAGTAACTATTTATTACGAGAATATGTTTATATAAAGGAGAATTCTGAATGCCTAGACGTTTTGATTTTGTTTCCCCCGGAGTTGAATTAACCGAGGTTGACCAGAGTATTTTGGAAAACGAAAGTGCCGATGACGGTGCTTTTATTATTGGTACCACTCGTACTGGTCCCGGTATGCGACCCGTTAGGTTGAGAAACAAAGCACATCTTTTTGATGTTTTTGGGGAGCCTTCACCAGGAGTTGCTGGCGGAAATTCTGATATTTGGAGAAACGGCAATGATGTTGCTCCCACATATGCACTCTATGCTGCTCAAGCATGGTTAGCTTCTGAGACTTCTCCTGTAACTTTTGTTCGCTTGTTGGGTAACGACGCAAGCACTAAAGGTGGAACCTACACTTATGCTGGTTGGGATCTTGGTGGTGCGAAGTCTTCTGTCACACCCGCGAACAATGTAATGGCATATGGTTTATTTCTCATAGCTTCTGGATCGGGAGCACAGACAACTACCACCACCAATCCTGGGACCTTAGCTGCTGTACTCTATGTCACGGGTGCCGGTGTCGCTCTATCCGGTGCGTCAGCACCGGTCACCAACGATATTTCGGTCTCTTCGTCCGCTAATTATTTTGTGGAATCATGCACAGACAATGCGGGCTTCAGAATTATTATTTCAGACGGAACAGCAACGCCTATCGAGGAGCACGTTGTTGATTTTGATTTTAATGGGCAAGCTTTCATTAGGAATGTTTTGAACACTAATCCACAAATGATCGACAGTGCTAATAATGGATCGGGAAATCTTAAAAAATATTGGCTTGGGGAAACTTTTGAAAGAGATGTTGCGAGAAAAGTCACCAACGTTTCTTCTAGCGCCGGAACAGTTTACGGAGCGGTTATTCCATTAGCTTCGGGAAGCGATCTCTATTGGGTTGAAAGACTCAGAGAAGCACAGCCAGCTAAAACTGGGTGGTTTGTTAATCGCTCAAGTCTCACTGGGGCTACAAATATTGTAAATTATCAAGTTGAAAGTGAAGAAAGGCTATTCCGTTTGGTGTCCCTAAGCGATGGGGAATATTTTCAAAACAATTATTATGTTGCTATTGAGGATATTAAAATTGGCAATTCTGTTAATACCAATTCTACTTTTACTGTTTGTGTCAAAGAGTATGGCGGAAAAGAAGTTGAAAAATATACAAATCTTAATTTAGATCCGAACTCTCAGAATTATATTTCAAGAAGAATTGGAGACCAAAATGATACTTGGAATGCTTCTTCTTTGAAATTTACAACTACCGGACAGCATCCAAATATCTCTGATTTTATTAGGGTTGAAATCGCTTCTGGTGTCGAAAACGGCACTCTTTCGGATTCCTATAAGGTTCCCTTCGGCATGCTTGGTCCACTAAGGCCCGGTGGTTTCACCGTCGCATCTGCTTCAGTGGCTGGGGCAATTATTGTTCCTTATGGCCAAGACGGCGTCATTCCCAACACGGCAGATGTAGGTGTGGGCTTTATCACAGGCGGTGCAGTCGCTGATCCGACTTGGGCCCAAACATCCCTCGGTGGGACAGGATTTTTGACGGCTCCCAATGCTGCGTATACCGGGTCTTTCCGTTGGCCCGACATGCAGCTAACAGAGCAAAATTCAAGTGCGAATAGTACAAACTTTCTTTATTCGCATTATTTTGGAATTAATCTTGATCATGTTACAAAAAATAACTGTCATATAGATTTGCTTCGCGAATTACCCTCAGATAGTGCAAATAGTAAATCTGAGTCTGTTCATGTTGGCGAGAACGATGTCGCCCCTACGAATCCACACTTTGAATATTCTTATACCTTTTCACTTGATGATATTGTTAAGGATGGAGACAGGTATTATTGGAAATCAGGCTCGTTCAAGGCTCAAGAGTCCTATTCGTCTATCAACGGGACCAGTGGGCTGCTTGATTTAAATGTCCAGCAATTTGTGGCTCCATTTTTTGGAGGAACCGATGGAGTGGACATTACAAAAACTCAGCCGTTTGCTAATACAATTTTAGATGGAAAATCAGAAACATCTCATTATGCTTATTACAGTCTCGATAAAGCATTAGATATCGCTGCTGAACCAGAGTTGGTTTCTTACGATGTCATTGCAATCCCTGGTCTCACAAACAACACACTTAACGATAAAATGATAAATGGTTGTGAAAATCGCGGGGATTCTTTAGCGATTGTTGATCTAAGTGGAATCTATAAGCCGAAATACGAAAATAATGGAGTGGAGTCAAATGGAAGTGTGTCTTCTGTTCTTTCAACAATTAAATCACGGCAACAAAACTCCACCGCTTTTAATTCAAGCTACGGAGCAACATACTATCCCTCGCTTAGGCTTGTTGGCGATTCTGGGGTTTCACTCACAGTACCACCGTCCGTTGGGGCTCTCGGGGCCCTTGCTAAGACTGACTCTGTGAAGGCACCATGGTTTGCTCCTGCTGGATTCAATCAGGGAGGCCTTGCAGAGCTTGGTGGGCGATCTGGTCCAAAGATTATTGGAGTTGATGAGGTCTTGAAGAAGAATGAGAGAGATAGTCTCTATCAATTTAATATTAACCCAATCGCACGTTTGTCCAATCAGATTGTTATCTTCGGACAAAAGACACTTCAGCAGACACCTTCCGCTCTCGATAGAGTGAATGTAAGAAGGCTTATGATTTACATCAAGAAGCGTATCGGAGATATTGCTAATACAATTCTCTTCGATCAAAATCTTCAGGCAACATGGAACCGATTTAAAGCAAGTGCTGATAGGGTTCTTGCCAGTGTGCAATCTGAGTTTGGGCTTGAAGAATACAAGATTGTTCTTGACTCGTCAACCACAACACCTGACCTTGTTGATCGCAACATTCTTTATGCCAAGATCTTTATCAAGCCTGCTCGTAGTATTGAGTTCATCGCAGTTGATTTTGTTATCACGCGCTCAGGCATAGAACTCTAGAGACAACTATTTAATAAGAGATAAGGAGAAATATAAATTATGTCATTCTGGTCAACAAACAACGTAGAGCCCAAAAGGAATTTTAGATTCCTCGTTCAATTCACTGGACTTGTAGATATTGAGCCCGCAGGGCTTGGAACCGAAGATGTGCTCTGGTGGGCCAAAACCGTTACCACACCTTCCTTTGATGTTTCCGAGGTCACTCATGACTTCCTTGACAACAAATATTATTATCCTGGTCGTGTGACTTGGAACGAGGTCTCCATGACCCTTGTTGACCCTGTTTCTCCTGATGCTGTTGGCCAAACAAACGCACTTCTTGAGGCTATGGGCTACAAAGTCCCCGACAGCGTAAGCACCCTTGGGACAATCACAAAGGCCACTGATATCGACACCGGGGCTACCGCCTTGGGAGATGTTGTAATCAGTGTTCTTGATGCTAATGGAAACGCAATTGAGACATGGAGACTCCAGAATCCTTTCATTAAATCTGCTAAGTACGGAGATCTTGATTATTCTAATGATGAACTGAGAACAATCACTCTTGGGATTCGTTACGACTGGGCCACATGTGACATTAACGGTGTTGAGACTCAGTTTAAAAGCCAATAACTAATCAGGTGATTTATGGCTTTTTGGTCATCAAACGACGTTGAGCCCACAAGGCAATTCAGATTTAAAGTTCAAACAGGAGAGGGTGATTGGTGGTGGGCTAAGTCCGTCACTAAACCTTCTTTTTCTGTTAATGAATCGGAGTACCAACTTGTAAACCATAAGTTTAAGTACCCCGGGATTGTTACTTGGAATAACGTTACAATACGGATTGTTGATCCTAACAATAGAGCAAAGTATTGGTATGACAAACTAATTTCTTACGGATGGCACGAGCCAAATAAAGTTACCAGCTCCTTATCCGATGGCTTGTCGAAAGATGACATTCGCGGAGCACTTCAGTACATGAAAGTAATTCAGCTAGATAGCTCTGGCGATCCTGTTGAATCTTGGAATTTAAATAATCCAAAAATAACATCGGTGAACTTTGGCTCACTTGAATATTCATCCGATGAACTCGTTGTTCTTGACATCGAGATAAGTTATGATTGGGCCAACTTAGAAGAATTAGCAATTTAACACGAGGTGAAATTTGAGTAGACGCAATTCAGGAAGAACAGGGAGAAAGCGCACAGATGATTCTCCCGCACCGGCGGCAGCAGCGCCACCGGCACTTGATCCTCTCCATTTTGTTGCACCAACCGAGTTTGTTGAGCTACCCTCAAGGGGTATGGGGTATCCCGAAGGTCATCCTCTATTTGAGAATGATGTTATCGAGATTCGGTTTATGACAGCAAAGGACGAGGACATTTTAACATCTGCAACATTGTTGAAGAAGGGTGTCGCAATTGATCGATTCCTTCAGAACGTTATTGTTGATAAGTCAATAAATGTTAACCATCTACTGATTGGCGATAAGAATGCTATACTTATAGCTGCGAGAGCATCTGGTTACGGTAATCTATATGAGACACAGGTTACATGTCCCGCTTGCGGAACAAAGAACAATCTGACATTTGATTTGAACAATACTAATGTTTCCGAGTCAAGAGTTGATCCCGATCTGGGAATCACAAATACATCCGAGGGCACATTTATGGTTAGTATGCCGTATACCAAGTTCAACGTTGAGGTCAGACTACTAACTGGTGATGACGAACAACAATTGGCTCAGAACACAGCGGCAAAAAAGAAGAATAAACTCCAAGAGACCGCTATGACCGATCAGTACAAAAGAATGATTGTTTCCGTTAACGGTCATAGAGACCAAAGCGTTCTCAGTAGGTATGTTGAAAACATGCCGCTTATGGACGCAAGGCATCTTCGTTTGGCATATAAGTTGGTTGCACCAAACGTTGAGATTAAAGAGACTCTTACATGTGTTTCTTGTGAGCATCAACAGGAGGTTGACGTTCCGTTCGGAGCAGACTTTTTTTGGCCTGACCGATAAATACATGGCCGCTGTTTATGAACAATTCTTTGTTCTTAAATATCACGGCGGATGGTCTTTTATGGAGGCCTACAATCTTCCCATCGGACTTCGCAATTGGTTCGTTCAAAGAATCCAAAAACAATTTGAAGATGAGAAGGAGGCAATGGAAAAAGCCAAGAAATCAAGATGATGCCCGCGAGGGCATTTTCTTCTTTGAACTACTTATTTTTAACTGGAGGTGTTGTAATGGAGATTGATTTCACAAAGAAACACTTATTGACCGAGGGTTGGCTAAAGACCTTTGGTAACTGGAATAAGACACTTTTAAAGTACATTTACGGCGATAATGTTCAAATGACCGCTGATGTTAACGCTGTTGGTTGGATGGACAAGTATCTTCAAGAGGAGTATGATTCTGAAAATGAAATCAAATTTGTCATTCGCGGAGAGTATAAAGATGTCAAAGCATACGCTTCAGCGCTGGTTGCAGAAAAAAATTATATTGATGCACTTGTTAACTTTGAAGAACAACATCCTCAAGTTGTTAAAGGAAAAATCATTCTTGATCAAGCGGTTCAAGAATTCGAAAACGTCACGGGAATAAAGTGGCCTTTTGCTGACTAAGGGGCTGAATTATGGCTGATGAAAAAACAAAAGAGTTAATAGAGCAGATTAATAGTCTGCAAAATACCAACAATACACTTAAGAAAGAAGCTTTAGAGCTAGAGAAGAAAGTTGCTCAAGCCATCGGAGACCAGAGAGAAGCTAGGTTTGCTGATTTAGAATTACAAAAGCTTGAACTTGAAGAGCGAAAAAAACAATTATCCATTACCAAAGGAGAACTGTCTGCACTTAATTTAAGTGGCAAGCAACGTGAAGAGCGCCTACAACAGTTGGAAAAAGTCAACCAACAACTTGAAGGCATTAACAGAGAATTAGAGGTTGGCCGGAAAGCAGCCCAAGAGTCCGATAAGTTCTTTGGATCTATTGCTGGGCATTTGTTTATGGGTCGCACTGCTCTGGACGATATGAGCGATGGTGCTCGTAGGCTTGCTGAGAAAATGCAAAATAGTGACGAGTACGCAAAGCAATTTGCCATATCGTTTAAGAACGCGTTTAGTGTTTCAAGGTTGTTTGGCAATGTATTAATGACGATGGTGTCAGCAACAGCCAAACTTGCGATGGAAGCAGATGGTGCTGCTTCTTCTTTTGCTGCTGCGACAGGCATGGGCAATCAGTTCCGCAACGTGATCATCGACGCCGGACAAGCACAACGTGACCTTGGTGTTGGACTCAAGCAAGCCGCCGATGCCACACAAGCATTAGTAACCGGCACCACTGGCTTCGTCAATATATCGAGATCAGCACAAAAAGAAGTTGTACAACAAACAGCAGCATTGGCCAGACTAGGAGTGGATCTAGGTACAGCATCAGAAATGATTCAGTTTTTTAATTTGAATCTTGGCCAGTCTCAAACAGAAGCCATTAGAACAACACAAAGAGTTGCCATGATGGGAAGCCAATTGGGTATCTCGGCATCACAAATATCAAAAGATTTTCAAGCGTCTTTACCAACGTTGGCAGTGTATGGTGATAAAGCCGTTGATGTTTTTGAAGGACTTGCGACGGCAGCAAAAGCGGCAGGCGTACAGATGGGCTCTCTGCTTAGTTTAACTGCGCAATTTGATACATTTGCTGGAGCCGCTGAGGCTGCTGGTAAACTGAATGCAATTCTTGGAACACAATTATCAGCGACTGAGATGCTTCTCCAGACGGAAGACCAAAGACTTGAAACCCTCATCGGCACAATACAAGCTTCCGGTACAGCGTTTAAGGATCTCGACCGATTC